ATTTTATTAAAGACAAGCGTCCTAAATTGAGCCAGAGTAGCGTAAATACCTATGTGTCGCTTATCAGGCGGCTTTACAAAAATGTCTTTCCAAAAGACGACGAGATTGATACCGACAAGCTTCTCACCCATAAAGAGGAAGTTGTGGAATATCTGAAGAATGTTTTGAAGCCAAAGGGTCGCGCGACCATGCTCGCAGCCATCGTGGTCGTGACTGATAAAGACGAAGCCTACCGTAATATGATGTTGAAGGACATCAAAGAGAAAGAAGCCGAAACCGATAAACAAGAGTTAACAGAGAAACAGAAAGCGAATTGGCTCACACAAGAAGCCATTCAGGAGAGGCTAGATGAATTGAAACACGAATCCGCATTCATTTACAAGAAGGCTACGAAGACTAGTGGAGATCTACAGCGTCTTCAGGCTTATATCATATTGAACCTTTATGGTGGCCAACTCATAGCCCCGAGGCGTGCTTTGGATTTCACGGCTTTAAAGATTCACGGCGAGATTAATCAAGACAAAGACAATTATATTGATTACAAGGGTAAACGATTTGTGTTTAATCAGTTCAAAACGGTCCGTTCGCATGGCCAGGAATCGTTGGCTATTCCGACTGCATTAATGACCATTCTGAAAAAGTGGATTGAAGTCAACCCCCATGAATGGCTTTTGATTGATGGAAAGGGTCAGCAGTTAGATTCGGTGACTCTGAACCAGCGAATCAACAAGATATTCCCTGATAAGAAGAATATCGGAGTTAATGGATTCCGCAAGGTTTATCTTACGAACAAGTTTGGCGATACCATCAAAGTCAATAAGGAATTAGAAGCCGCTATGAAAGAGATGGGTTCATCCTCTAGTGTGGCTAATTCGTATATAAAGGATGTTGAATAAATGAAAGGATTTAGAGAGTTTTTCTTAGTATATATTAGAATGCCTCTTCCTTATAGACAGAACAAAATACATAACGATAAATGGAGAGAAAACAATAAGCAAAAATATAATGAATATTTGAGAGCATATATGAAGCGGAAACGAACTATGGAACTGGCGAAAATGGAACTGTTCGCTATTTTATTGGATTAATCGGACCCCGATTCTTTAGGCGTTTTTTAACTATTTTAGGAATTGTTAAAAAATTGTATAAAATTGAAAGGACTTAGAAAGAAAATGTTAATAGAGTATATAGACCATGATTTCCTATACTGACTCTCTCAATTGGTTAAAGACCAAACCCTTTCTTACCTGTGATGCCGACGCATTTGTAGAACGCCTTGAAAAAGGACTATCCACATATGAAGCTACAGGAAGCGTTGATAATGTATGCCGAATATATTTTGATATTGACTACAAAGGAGAAGACGCTGAATGGAAATATGAAAAGATAGAAAGTAATGCAATCAAATATATAAAAGAAACAATATCCGGTTTACACGAAGGATTTGAACCAGAAATAACTGTTGCTACTAGTCATGGTTGGACTGTTGATAAAAAGGGGAAAAAAGAGTGGAAGATTTCATTTCGTTTTTGGATTAATATGAAGGCTAAAAAATCCGTTATTGAATGGTATATTAAACAGACGAATAAATATATCGTGAGTGATTCTTACGATTGTTTATTTGTAGGCTTATTAGAAGAGATGGGAAACAAACTATTTGATGAAGGTATTTATGACCCTAATAGAAAAATGCGATGTATCGGAACAAGCAAACCAGGTGAAGATCGCCCGCTTATTATGAAATCCGGAAATATATGCGATACTGTTATTACTGGATTTTTGGATGATCTGAAAACATTAGATCCTGATATTCCGCAAGAACAACCAGCCAAAACAACTGCTTCGTCTACTAAAACAAACAAAAAATCAAACAAAAAATCAGAAGAAAAATCAGACAAAGAAAAGTCTTATAACGAGCCACTTAAATTGTCAATTTTACAAAAATTATCCGAATGTTATTCAGCGGAACGAATCAACGAATATAATACATGGACCAAATTAGGTTGGGCTTTTGTGAATGTGTTTGGGAAATCAAAAGAAGTTGAGGATGTTTTTGTCAATTTAAATGATCGTGTTCCATCACGAAAAAGTAAAGAAGCAAAATCCGAAGCGAGAGAATGGTTTCAGTATAAATGCGAAAGACGCGCAAATACCGACGATGACCTTCTTGGAATTGGTAGTCTTAGATCGTGGGCAAAAAAAGACAATAACGACCTATATGACAAACATTTTGAAATCAAACATGAGCCATTAAAACGAACTATCTTTTATCCGATACAAGATTATTCTGCTGAACAAGATAAACGAGATCAAGCAGCAGGTATAAAAGAAGCCTTTGAAATATCTACGGCTTTAGTTGCCGATACCTTTGTCAAAATGTATTCAGATAAGTTCATATGTGTTGATGATGTTGCATATTTATATACTGGTGTTTATTGGGAAAAGCAGAATGGACTACAGGCATTTATCCACAGATTTTTAGATGAAGAAGCCATGAAAGATTGGAATATGTGGTATGATTGGCGAATTGATGATTATACTTTTCATTTACAACAGGCTTTAGAGTTTGGTGATGAAATCAGAGAAAAGTATTGTAGAGGACAGATTGAAATGTTTTCAAAATACCATAAATCGCTTGTGCGTATGGTCCGCAATATTACCAACAGAAAGCCTCTCGTTGTTGAAATAATGATCAAAGCCACCTGTAAGATTGAAATGAATAAAAACCCCTATTTGTTTGCCTTTGAAAACAAAGTATACGATATATCCAAAAAAGAGTTTGTGGAACCTAATCCAAAAGATTATCTGACTTGTTCTTGTGGTTGGTCTTGGGATGACAATTATGATATATCGCGAGTTGATAAATTGAATAGTGTTATTGACACCATATTCCCAGATAAAAACATTCGTGCGTTTGAATTGGAATGTCTTTCAACTGGTTTATACGGACAACTCGTAGAACACCTCTTTATTTCCACAGGAACAGGTGGAAACGGAAAATCGCTTTTACATGGTCTTATGCTTTCTTGTGTCGGAAATTATGGATATGTTTTACAATCGTCAGCTTTGCTTAGTGAAATCAAACAAGGTCCTAACCCACAAATAGCGAACTTAGATGACAAACGATTCGTATTGACTCAAGAACCGGACGCAAAGAAACGGATCAATACCGCAACCATGAAAGACCTTACTGGAAATGCTACTCTTAATGTGCGAGATATTTATTCATCTAAATCAAATATTACCTTGCGTATGTCATTATTTTTGGAAGCAAATACGCTACCTTTATTAGACAAGATTGATGGCGATAGTGCACAGGCTCTTATCCGTCGTCTTGTGGCTACGCCTTATGTGTCTTCATTTGTAAGTCAAGATGTATATGATTCTATGGAGGATAAAACGAATATCTTTGTAGGTGATTCATCTTTGAAAAGCGCTACATTTCAATCAGAACATCGTCAAGCGCTTTTTATTATTCTTGTAGAACATTTTCAGACCTATATGAAGAATAAACTTGCGATTTCAGCTATGCCTTCCGATTGTCAGGATATTTTGAAAAAATACTATATGATGAGTGATGACTTTATGGGTTGGTTTAATGATAACTATGAAAAAGATGAAAACAGTTTTGTCTACATTTCCGATTTGTTTGATAATTATAAAGTGTCTTCCTTTTTCGCGGATCTACCAAAACAAGAAAAACGAAAAATAACAAAGACCGCGTTTGATGAGCAGATAAGAAAGAACATGTTCCTCAAACGGTTCTATAAGGATAGAGATACCCGCTTTAATAATATAAAACATAATAAACCATATCTGGTTGGATATAAAATGATTGAGCGTGACACCATACAACCGAATATTGAGGACGAGTATTAAAAATGATACCTTTTATGGTGTATAAAATCATATTAATAGATTGATTTTTATGATTTCTTAGTATTATACTAAGTGGCGCAAATGTCGCAAATCGTGCCCGGTTTTGGAAAAGTGTTCTGGATTTTTTGATTGTTTTTCTCTTCTGATTTTTTGCGTAGGGACTTTCAAAACTGGGCACGATTTGCGACATTTGCGACATTCCCTTTCCCTAGATTTTCTATTTTTCTACCTTTTTTTCCTAGAAAAAGTAAAAAAGTAAAAGGAGATATAGAACAACCATTCTCAGATATTCTCAATATCTTTATAAAAACGGGACGAAAAACAGTCCAAAAAGGCAATTTTAAAAAGAGTCATAAAATATCTAAACGGTCCTTTAGACATTTTATAATTTAGGAGGAATCTCAACGAGGACATTTCTTCCTTTTTTTATATGAGAATAAATATATGGAATCTTTAAAAAAACCAAAAGGGAGGCATGTCTTTATAGATGTAATAGGGTTCAACCCACCTAACACGGAGGATGCAGCGGATTTTATCTTTACCCTTATGAAGATGGCTATCCGTAAGAATAGTAAGATGGAAATAATGGCGGATACCATGGTGGTCCTGAAAGAACCTAAGACGGAGGATGGGTTCACATCAGTTCTTCTATTAGACGAATCGCACTTCACCAGTCACGCGTATACAAAAAGGGGTTTATTAGCCCTGGATATATTCACCTGTGGGGGAACAGATCCAGATAAAATCGCAACATGGTTTATGACCAAATTACAGCAGAAATATCCTTCGGTTCAAATAGCCAACTATGAAATAAATAGTCGGTTCAGACAAGTAGTCGTTTGACGACCCTTCTGGAAATATATATTTCCTAACCAATATAAAGACCACACCATCAAACTATTTTCGGCATATATATACAATCATATATATATATGGCTGGATTCCACACAAAAACATTTATAAAACACGACGATTATATGACCCCTAAATACGCATGGGAAAACATACAACAATTTATTCCAAAGGATAAATTGATATGGGAAGCCTTCTATGGTAATGGAAAAAGCGGGGAATATCTGAAAGAACTCGGATTCAATATTATACATGAACCAGTTGATTTTTTTGAAAATGATTTAGGAGAAGTTATAATAAGTAATCCGCCATTTTCAAAAGTGAAAGAAATAATGAAACGATTAATGGTGTTAGACAAACCGTTCATTATTATTCTACCATCATCAAAAATAAACACATCATATTTCCGTGAATGGAAAGATAAGCATTTACAAATCATTATTCCACGAAAACGAATACATTTTGAAAAATTAGTAGATGGTAAAACACCTGATAATTTTAAAACAGCATGTAATTTTGACTGCTTCTATTATTGTTATAAAATGAACCTACCATCGGATATTGTATGGCTTGATTAAATCCACCTGAGAACAGATGTGGGTTGGATTATTCGGGGTGGCGACGGAGCCCTCTCGGTAGGTGGGGCAGTCTTCTTTTTCACGACAACCGGTTCATCATCGCTGGATTCCTCATAGATTATCTTCTTCTTAGGCTTCTTCTTTTTCTTCACGATGATTACTTCATCCTCGCTGTCGGATTCTTCCTGATAAATCACTTTCTTACTACGGGTTCGGGGTGTGGCCTGAACGGGTTCGGGGACAGGCGCGGGAGGGACAACCGCTTTAGGCTTCTGTTCAACGGGGGATTTAGAGGCTTTAGCCGCCTCACGCTTAGCCTGTAGGGCAAGGCGACCCTTCTCTAAATTGGCGCGACCAGCCTCTCTCATGGCTTCTGTCGCCGGTTTACGGGCTTTAGGTTTTTCAATAGAAAGGTCTTCGGCAACCGGAGTAGGCTCTTCGGGAACAGGGGGTTTCTTCACTTTTTCAACGACGGGCATATATACTCTCAATAGATAATTTAGTAAGAGTTTAGACGGTTTTTATATTTCAGTTATATATAGATGGAGTATTTGCTAAAGAAGAAGCGAGAGAAGATAGAAGCGGAAGCCGAAACCTTATTCGGTAATGATATGCTGTTAAAGACGGCATTTGTTATTGCTAAAATGGAATATTCCAAAGAGGAAACAGAAGAGGTTGCACAACTATTAAAGAAAGAAGCCGCTGATTTAGCAGCAGAGATAGAAATGAAAATGGTGTATACCTTTGATGCTTCTGGAAATGTTGTTCCAGTAAAACGAGATTCAGATAGTATAGAAATAAAAATATCCGAATAGAATATATGCGAACTTACACTTTGTATCTGAATACGAAAACCACCACGGGGTTTCTAAGACCAACCGATAAATCCAATTTGAATTGTGTAAGATGGAATGTGGATTGGGCGACTTTGTTTCCTACAGCAACCAACGCGACCCGTCTATTGAACAACAACGCTAAATGTCGTGTGAAGGCTCATCTGGTCAGCGCATCAAGCGCAGCCCCAGTATTCAGCACCCATAAAGGAACTCTTCGTATCAGCGGTTTAGCAACAAGCAATCAGAATCCGGTGAATGGTGTTTTACTGGGATATGTAAAACCCGTAGTTAACCCAACCACCGCTGGACAATTTTATTTAGAATGTGATACGACACAGGCAGTCGGAGTGGAAATCGCGATACCGAGCAATCCGAATATCTGTGTAGCCTTGTTTGATGATGCCGGAGTAGCTACAGTAAACGCTTTGGAATATGAACTCATTCTACATTTTGAACTGGAAGATGATGATACGGAAGCAAGATACAACACCAATTCAAATGCCCCACCTTTTAATCTCGCAATATAATAAATGGATAACAACTTGAGTGGTGGATATATTACAAACGATAATACGCTTTCGGGTATTATTGATATAACCTGTAATAGTCTTACAGCGCAAACAGTAACAGCGGAAGATGGATATTTTACCAATCTATATGCAGACAACATACAATTATCAAACGGAAGCCTAGGAGAGGGATACTGGGGGTCTTTTTGGAGTCTTCAAACCCAAACCAATCCGACAACCAACGCGGTAAATCTGGCGACCTTCAATAATTTTGACCCGAGCAATAACGGAGTGGATTTATCAAACAATAGCGAAATATGGGTGGATGTGTCGGGTGTATACAATATCCAATTTTCAATTCAATCAAACATCACACAAGGTTCAAATGGAACACTTTTCGTATGGCTTCGTAAGAACGGAGTGAATGTGGCTGATACGACGGGTAAAGAATTAATCGGAAATGATAATGGACAGATTATAGCGTGGAATTATGTGTTGCCTCTGAATGCGGGGGATTATATCCAATTAGTATGGTCATCCAGCGACCCGCATGTTCAATTTCTATATGAACCAGTAGGAAGCACCCCAACCAAACCAGCGATTCCTAGTATCATTCTAACAATTCAATCTATCGCAACCAATATAAAGGGCGACCCTGGGGAACAAGGACCACAAGGCGAACAAGGACCACAAGGACCACAAGGACCGCAAGGACCAGAAGGACCAAGAGGACCAAAAGGCGACAAGGGAAACGACGGCGATAAAGGCGATCAAGGAGAACAAGGACCACAAGGACCAGAAGGTCCAGCAGGAGATACAACTACGGCTGCTCTGGCGGGCGCGGCTGCTGGGGCGATCGCTGGAGCAGCAGCAGCAGAAGCGGCTGTATTGGCGGCTACGCCTGGAATCATAACAGCTGCAACAGACGCGGCGGTGAATGCAGCGTTGGTGGAAACAGCGACCTTTATAAATACAGAAGTAGAACCCAGATTGGACGCATTAGAAGCCAAGACGGCATATCAAACGGCTTACCTAGATATAAACGCTGTAGGAAATACGGAGTTTGATGGAATAGTAAAAATAATGAACGCAGACGGATATTCACGAATAGTTTTTGACGCGGAAGCAAACGAAGACCAAGGTAGAATAACAGTCGGAGATGTGACCTATCCAACACCATCCACGATTGACCATGATAGTATTTTCACACAAACTCTATATGCCCCCAATATACAATCCACGACGCAAATCCTCGTAGGAACAGCACCGAACCAAACCACGATAAATGGAACATCTGTGGATTCACAAAACATCACAGCATCTACAGTAGACGCAAGAACACTAGGCGGAACAATCAATATAGGCAGCACATATGCGGCGACAATCAATATCGGCGACCCGCTATTAGGTGTCTTCGGATTACCCCAAATAAACCTATATGGAAAGGTCAATTTTGACCCGACTGAACTGGTAGGTGTAGTTTATCAATTCATTACTTAATTATAAAAAATGGGTTTAGCGATACATATAATATCATATCATATTATATATGTCTTGGTTATCGGATACATCGGCAAATAGGTATATTCAAACCTATTTCAAAAACTTTGTAGACTTGTCGGGCAATTTGATTGTAAGACATGGAAATATCAGCCTGACTAATGGAAGTTTAAACTTTTCAAACGGAACAAGCATAAATGGGGATGCAATTTCAGTTCAGGATTTATCTGTAAATACTCTGACGGCGCAGACCGTAAATGGTAACACTATTAATAGTGATAATATAACGAATACGAATATAATAACAACTGACTCGCTAATAGCAACGAATATTTTCGCTGATAATTTCAATATATCTGATACGATTATAGCAGACAATATAACGGGTTCAGCGCCACAATCATTCGTCTATAACGCGACAACGGTGTGTCATAAGGACGCAATTATAAATGCTCCATCGCAAACCGTCATACCAGGTGATTTAATCCGCCCCAATTCAATTGGGCTAAGTCCTTTCGGTGACGACGGTCTGGCTATAAATGTTTTAGATCCAACGAATAGGACAATTACATTCACGCCTGCAGGAAACTTCAATCTAACAACCCCAGCCCCCATCGCTTCTTTATCGTGTGGGTTCGCATTAGGGAACACAATTGTATCTTATGAAAGTCTAGCACCGTATTTGAATAAGGGAATCAGGGGCCTAGGAACCAGTTCGTCGCAACCATTCATAGAAACAGTCAGCGGATTATATACTGCATTCACACCAACACTCAGTTTATCTATGGCCAATTTATTAATCAAATCCGGATATATAGATTTAACCAATCATATTGTAAGCCTAGACGCATTTCCGATTGGGCACTATATAAATATGGCTGGACTCAACAATCCAACATTTATTTCGGGGAATGTCCTAACCAACCAATACGACATTACATCACGAAACGCGATCACACCAACCTCAGAAGTAACATTTAGCGCAGTCCCTTTGAACTCCACTACATTAGTGAGTATTGTTAATTGGGGTGGTTCTAACAATTTCAGCTTTGTAACAGAGAAGTTCGGAATCCAACCGGGATGTCGTGTGACGAGTAATAGTGCTTTTTTCAATTTAACCTTATCTATACCACACACACCACCACCAATAACAACAGTAGATTTGAGCGGATATGTATTTGGTGGTAATTTGATAATAGAATCAAATCCAATTTTACCGCTTAATAGACGAGTGGTCGGCTTAGGGACAGGAGTAAACGGAGTTCCAGTTGATACCAACAGTTATATTGAAACCACACCAGGAACACCGAGTAGCAAATACATAGTTCGTAATGGAAGCTCCTTACTCACTCCGACAAATACGACGACATCAACCGCAACGGGATTTATTAAATCTGTATTTGGTAGTTCATGGTTAGTAAGCACAGCACAGCAAACGAATAATGATTTCGTAGAACAGACAGGAATACCACAAGCAACTCGTTTGCTGGACCCAGCAGGGACTTTCTTTGCGGGACAATCAAAAATAATGCGATTAAATCAAATCAACGGTTATACAATTTCGGCAACAAGCACACCAGCATTTACAGCAATCGGAATGGTTTCATCAGCAACAGAAATAAAATTGACTACTAACCCAGCAGTAACAACCCAACTGATAGAAAACACGACAACGCCAAATCAATTTGTAGTGAATGGAACACAAGTATCCTCGTATAACGGAACGAACCAATTGATCACATCTTCGGGATTAACCGCACAAACAGCAACCAGCACAACCATCAAGGGATACATGAGAACAACCACTCTATTTGAAGGTAGAGGATTGGGTAATTCAACGCCCCGATTAAATTGGTTCATTTCAGGAACAAATATAGGGGCGAACAAAAACTATGTGAGCGTAGCCAGTTCAGCCTCGCCTTTCACACTTGGGGCATCAACAAATACAGCGACAACCCCTACAGGATCGGCATTAGCAGGCTTCACTAAATACAGGGACGCTAATTCGTTTTTTCTTGTTTTAGCCAACTCAACCCCATTTAAGTTTGCCGACTACTTGATCCATAGCCCTACTGGTTCATTACCCGAATCCACAGGATTAAGCGATGGGCTTAATGACCCTGTGAGTTCTAATGATATTATTGTTATAGCGGATTATTCAACTTATACAAGCAGTAGTGTAACAGTAAGAGAACCGCCTATATTAAGTCAAGGTTACAGAGCATATCCAGTATCAGTCAATACCTATTATGTTTTGGAAACGATAACTTTGGGCGCTACGGCATATATCAACAGCACGAAATTAGACGGGGTGTCACCGGGGTTCGCCCGAGATTTGGCTTTGAGAGGAACTTTTGCTTCCAATTTATATACGACTTCATCTACACTTGGAAGCACAACGGTTACAACGGGATTCACAGGAGCTATTTTTAATGGTGGAGCAAGTGGATATTATTTCTGTTCTAATAATTCTACTAACCTAATACAAAACTTTATTGTCGCAACAACGATCGCACCAGCCGGAAGCGTTATATGGAATTCCAATTTATTTGATAAAGGTTCTCTCACTTGTTCCAAACTTGAGTGGCGAGTGGCGCCAGTAGCAAGCACTCCAGTAGCAGGAACATCAATATCTACATCTTGGTATATTCGTAGCAATTCTGTAGATATTGGTGGTGGTATTTTTGAGACTGAACTTTATATGCGAACCGGAACAAGGATCACCTCATTCGGACCGCACATCTTTATAAACTCTGTAACTATTAATTCATTTAATAATTCAGGTTTGAACGGCGCATACATTACAGCATATACGCAAGAGCCAACGCTGAATTGCCTGAAAGCGACTTTCCGAGGAAAAACTAATATGACCGCAACTACACAAAAAGGCGGTGATTTGGGTATTTTTCAACAATCAGCACTTGTTTATCGCATAGATACTTTAGGGTTGTATGCGCCCTCCGTCTCTGACTTCATAAGAATAGCAAGTAGAACAAATGTAAATACGATTAGAGCAGTAACATCTCTCGGTTCAAATTTGTATGATATCACGCTTGAATACACCGAAGGAGCTTTAGGGTCAGGGTTTTCATATGTAATTACAAGTCCAGTAACTACAACCGCCTCACTTCTACCATCAGCAAGCATCACCGGGCATCTAAGCGAATACCTCGTCGCATACACCCCGGGCAGCACCTACTCATATTATCCGTCAAATGTAAACTATTCTATATTCAGTCCAATCAACATGTCCTTTTACGCGCCCGTAACATACAACACTTTCACCCCGCAACTATACAGCGTTCAAACACCATTCTTGTATTCATTCGTTCAGCCCATCAGTATAAGCGATTTCAATAAGACGACGATTTCATTTTACAATACGGAAACAATCCAGTTCTACGAATATTATAATATAACGCTTCCACCGTCCGCATGTGAATTGATTGGCGATGTATGCGTCCAGACCCTAACCAATAAAACCCTAACGAGTCCAATAATAGATGTATCGTTGAACTTATTTGGAAGTCCATTTCATTATGTTAATTGGACGGCTATAGCAGATAGAACTGGTTCTACTGGTTCGGCATTAACAGTTGCTATAGAAGGCTCAACTGGTCTAGTTCCCATAGCATCAAACGCTACAGATTGTAGATTAAAATACTATTACTCGGTTGTTGGTAAAACGATGTATTTAAACTACTTGTATCAAGCAACAACAGGAATAGCACAACCAGCAGGAACTTATTATTATTGGTATAGATTACCCGCAGGATTTACATATCCTTCTTGGTTAGTATCGGCAGGAGCGACACCATCATTCGCATCAGGAACTCGTGTTGGTTCAGCACGATTGAATGTAAATGGAAATCTAAACTTTTGTTCTGTATATTTTTTTGTTAGTGGGGCGAATAGATTTTTACTAATAACAAGAGAACAAACCTTATTTGATTATCACGGTTCAGCCAATTACACTTATGCTAGCGCGAACAATTGTTTCACTTTTGAGGCATCATTACCGTTGGCTTAATATCTAACACCAGTATATATGCCGTTTGATATTGTAAAGAAACAAAATGGATTCGTTGTTCGTGATGTAAAGACCGGAGAAACATTTTCAAAGAAACCGCTTACCAAACAACAAGCGACCAAACAAAGAATAGCCATCGCTATATCAGAACATAAACAGAATCCGAAAAAACCGATGCGATACTTCTTTGTATAATTTAATCTAAATATAAATTATAGAATGGATTTAGCAGAACATTTAGAACTTCAGCAAAAGGAAATGAAAAGGCGATACGATATGATAGTTCAATTACAGAAAAGAATATTAGAACTGGAAATAATAATAGCAAAAAAGAATCTTCAAATTATTAAGTATGAAACACAATAATTAAATCTAAATAGAAAATATAGATGCCTATAATTTCTATTGAAGGAAATATTGGCGGTTTAAAAACGACCCTACTAAATCGTATCCAAAAACGAGCGATTGAAAAGAATGCGAAGAATATTCACATCGTTCCCGAGGCTTTAGACATTTGGGATAAAATCAAGGAGGGCGATAAATCCATATTGGAATTGTTTTATGAAGACAAGAAGAAGTATGCTGTTCCATTTCAAATGTTAACCTTTCTAACAATCACCTATAATATCATGGGTGAGATGCAACGGTTATCAAAGGACAAGATAGTAATAGTGGAACGAAGTCCTATTAGCAACATCTCTGTATTTGGTCAAATGCTTTATGAAGACAAAATAATCGGAGAGGCTGAATGGTCTATCCTGAAATACATGGCGAATGGTCTGATGATGCCTGTAGACAAGATAGTCTATTTGCGTTCTCGTCCTGATGATTGTATGCAGAGAGTCAGACAGAGAGGACGAGATGGTGAGGAATCAATCACGCTGGAATATTTAGAGAAGGTTCATAAACGACACGAAGATTGGCTAAGCGAAGTCCAACACGAAACCATAGAAACGCCAGATGAAATAGACAGGTTTATTGATAGACTATTTTAGATCCATTATATAAATGGAATGGACATCAGACAAGGAATCGGTATTGGAATCAATCAGGCTGAATTGTGTGAGGATGGCTGATTATCATAAGAAGCGGTTTATTGAATACAAAGGACAATTGAAATATTTCCGAATACCTGTTATCATCATCTCGGGAATCAATAGCGTCGTAAGTGTAGGTATGACCCAATACATACAACAAAGCACTATAAGCGGAATCACTTGTCTTCTATCTTTGGTATGTTCTATAATTGGTTCGGTGGAATTATTTCTCTCTATACAATCCAGCATGGAGATTGAACTCACATCATCCAAAGACTTCTATTTGTTAGCGGTGGATATATTCAAGACGCTAAGTCTTCAAAGGGAAAACCGCATACCCAACGCATCATCTTATTTAGATGAAAAATATCAAGTGTATACAAAGTTGATTGAAGCAAGTCAAATAGTAAATAGGCGAATGCGAGATAGTCTTGCACCATTACCAATCACACCTAGCGGTATTCCATCTACACCCAGTTCATCAGGATCTTTATCATTAATGATTTCCAGAGGTGAACCTGAAAGCGGGTCGGACGGTTCAATATAATCTCACCATATCGTATATGTATCAAATCACACCGTATACCAAAGCACAAGCCCGCAAGTTCGGAGTGGAAGTCAAACCATCCACTCGTAAGGGAAAGAAGATTGATGTCTTCAAAGAGGGCGACAAGGTGGCGAGTATTGGTGCACTCGGCATGGGTGACTATCCGACATTCCAACGAACCCGCGGTAAAGCCTTCGCGGATAAACGAAGAGAAGCCTACAAGGCGCGACACCATAAGGACCTCATAAAAAAAGGAACACCTGGGTTCTGGTCTAATGCTCTTCTCTGGTGACCGGCTCAATCATTTATTTATCACTTATTTAAAAATCTCTTTAATATTTCCACTTATAACCATAATTATAGTTTAAATTATTGTTATAAAAGCAATTTTCACATAGAAAATCATCTAAATCCTATAATAATTTAAATTATTATAGTGTCTATATACATATTTTATGTATTTTCTGTTTTATAACCATAATTTAAATTATATTTATGGTTATAAGTCGGTTTTATTAAGGAAGTGTTTAACTTATAGTTTCTTTCCACCGAACCCATCATATATTCTACGAAGTTTGTATGTCTTCATAGTAGCTAAATCACCCAGAGTATATCTTGAAGTGTTATCCATGATGAATGAAATGATTGTATCTTTGCGTGGATATCCTGAAGGCGTATATACTTTCTTTGGTGTGGAAACTGGACCACCACCCCCTCGTGATTCTATCAACTCTAATGGTGGAGGTGTTACGGGTGTTACCGGTTCGGCAAATACGATTTCGCGCTGTCGTTCCTCTTCGGCTCTTTGGCTGGATTGGCGAGGACCTTCGGCGACTAATTCCGCAAATGCTACTGGTGATGGGGGTTGGAGAATATCTGATGATGGTCGTGGTTGTTGGCTTCTGAATATATCGCGCCTCTGTTCAGCCGCAACAACAGCTACCTCTCGCGCTTCGGGTCTTGCGCGTTGTCCTACTGGGCGTTCTGGTTCTCGTCTTACACCTTGTAATATGTTCTCTTGTCTTTGTGCAGCCATGATTGGTTCGGCTCTTGGAGCTGCTGCTATTTCAGGTTGTCTTGCTGGCTCTTGTCTTGGTGCTGGTGGTTGCGGTGGAACTAATGATGTGGGTTCTGTGTATTGAACCACTATCGGTGGAACCTTCGGCAAACCCAACACCACGGGTGGTGGTAATGGTTCTGATGGTGCCTTCTTCTTTCTTGCTCGGCGTTTCTTTGGCTTATCATGTATGTTCACTACGACGCTTTGCTTCTGTGATTGTCTTTGTTTCTGTTTCTGTTTACGAGGAGGCATATAGTATAGTGCGAGATATTAATCGCTAAATCTATTTCTTCTCTAGAGAGCCATACTTGGGCGCTTGTGCAACCATCTCTTTCATCGTCTTAGCCATGTGTGTTGGGGCTGACTTGTGAAGTCCGCCTATAAGTCCGTGAGCAACTACGCCCTTTTGTCCGAATCGTCCGCTGGGTTGTCCTTTGTGTCCTAGCATTATATACATAGCCCAGATATTATTCTTCATCTTCTAATAGCAATTCATCCCAGTTGGAAAATATTCTTTGACTTCCTGTATTTATATACATGAATGAATGTGGTTCTCTAAAACAGTATTTCAGAATATCCATGAACTTATCCTGGTGTTGTTCCACATGCTCGTCATAAATAGTTTCCATCTCTTTCTTATTGATTTTAAACACAAATATATCAGTAAGCCCATTACGAACTGACGGTTCAATTGATTTATAATTCTGTGCAGCCACCCACATACTAAGTCGTCCATGTCTTCTATTATTAACCATAGATAGAAATAGTTTACGGATGTTATTATCGCGAAGAGCCTTCTGAACATCATCAAATATTACTAAAGATGTTTCGTCTTCTTCGGCGGCTTTCTGGACCTTGTCGTAACAATCCGATAAATTGCTGAATGTTAGTTCATCGTATAACTGTTGCGGGCTGATATGCTTTTCAAAGAAGTTGTCTTTCATACTGGAGCGAGAACCCGGAGGCATGAATACGAATATCTGATTGAATACCTTGTGGAACATTTGTGGTGTCTTCAGGAATGCAGTCAACAGCGATGTCTTACCTGAACCCGCTTTTCCTAAAAAACATGTGAAGGTGGATTTATTCATCAGACTCGTTAACGGGTAAGCATCTAATTTATTATCCAATTTTCCATCTACGCTAAAGCGGGGTCGCTTTAAATCGGGCGTTTCGTTTTTTTGAACTCTAATCATATTATATTGGCTTTATAATATGGTGATATTTTATTGTTTAAACTCGGACATCCATAGCTCCAGTTCGGGCATCAACCACTACGATAGAATCGCAACAAGCGATAGCATATACGGTGTGGGCGTTTGTGACCGGGGACGCGATGGTGAGTTCAAGGAACGATGAAGCGGAGTTCAAGTTCAATCCAGACAAGATTCCCTCAGCATTAACATCCTCTAGGTCCTGACCGAAAAAGAAAGATGATTGACCGTTGGGTTCGCCTGCTCCGACAATTGCGGCTTGGACAGTGTAGTAGTAATCCTGTGTATTTGCGTTGGCTGTGAGCGACCTGTCTGTTCCACCAGTAGAAAGACGACAGAAACGGGTCGGGAGGGCAGAACATTTCAATTG